GATTGATATTGATACTTGCAGGACTTGTTATAGAAACACTTTTCCCCCCAACTTTGTAACTATCGGAGAGACCCTGACTTAAAATAAGTTTGTCATTTGGAATTTCACCACCCAGAAGTTCGTTAGCGCGTTTCCTCGCCAACTCCATCGGTGGACCTGTATCACCAGATTTTAAAATAACATCCAATAGTTCCTTACAAACTTCCCTCATGTGGGGTGTATTATCTCGACGAACGAGTTGTAGACCCTTGACATCAACGTAATCCATATTCATGTTTCCATCCTTCCCCTTCGTCCAGAGCTTTGCCGCGTATCTCTTCTTAGAATATAGGAAATAGGGCCAGTACACCTTCTCAAGTTCTAGGTTATTTGGTTTCTTGAACAGGGCGCTACATTCTTCAGCAGCTCGTTCACCGACTTCCCAACTATATTCAATCGCCTCCACACCTTTACGGTCACCAACATCAAACTCAACCATGACAGAATCAGTGTTATGCACAACGAGTTCACCCGGACCGACATGGAAATGATGACACTCTGTGGTTAGATCATAAACGTATCCATCGGTTGTACCAATATGCTCAAGTTTCTTGATCGCTATAGGATTCCTTCTCTGTGTACTCTTTGTCCACGTCTGTCTATACACATCTGGCTTATCTACTCGAGTGTTGAGAGATACATTATATCCAAGGCGTACCCCTAAAATATACATTCCCATAGAACCTTCTTTACCCTTGATATCCATTCGTGTGTAACCGTTTTTGTCTTTGTCACCATCTGCCATGTAGTATCCCTCCCAAAAAGACTGGATAACTTCGATGGGTGCATTCAAAATACACGAAGGTATAATTTTTTCTTTGTGTGAATTGTAAAAGAGAGCGCGATACTTTAGACTTACACTTTTTACGTCACCGATTGCATTCAATTTGTACACTCCACTACTTTTGATAGTGTCATACATCCGGGTCTCAAATGAACAGAGATCAGCCATCTGGTTCAGAAACTGTATGTTTGTGTTATTCAGAGCCCATGTGTATTTTGAACCATATTTACCACACGAACCATCACCGAAAAAGAAACCCATAACCTTTGCTTCTTCGACAGTGACCGAATTATTCTCTTCACCGAAAGAGTATACACAAGCACCATGAAGTAATTTAGTACCCAATCTCACTTCTGTAGGTTTAATCATCTCTTTGTTTTCGAGAAGCAGACTGTGGTCTTCTGTCACATCGACAATACCAGTGTGTGTGAGTACACGATGTATATCTTTTGTTGTTTTATGTCGCACGATTTGATGAATGGGGGTAAACCCCTTTTCAGTCCATACTTCTGCGTTTATAGTAGCCACTTCTTTACCGTCGTCACGTGTCTCGTAATATTCCACGAGTGAATCAATCCTACATGTTCTGATTTCTCCATAACGACGAATGAGTAGAGGTGTGTTGGGTGTGACTGAATCACCATACCTCACCTTAGCACCGGGGAAGTTCGCCTCAACATAGGTCTTAGTCTCCTCAATCATCCCACGACCCCTACACGTGGTTGTCGATGCGATTGGGACACATGGGAGGATCCCCTTTCCCGCACCTGTAAAACCATATACAGAGTTCATCGAGATCTTGTAGGCCAACTGTTTACCGTTGTAGACTTCTTTCATATAGCCCGTAGCTGCTGCCATATCCTTCTTAGCCTTCTTACGAAATTGTTTCAGTTCAGTGAGAATGGCCGGTAGTAGACTTGGGACATCTTGGGCAAACTTGTATGTTTTATCCCCGATGTTGAACGTCTCGTATTTGATCCCATCAATATCTCCATACCTCTTCTCATCCATGACATATGTGGAGTAACACAAATTGTGAGCCATCATGATTGACGGGTATAGGGCTTCAAAATCTAGGGCCGTGATAGGTGTGTAGTATGCACCCTTTTGGGCTTCTAGAACTGTGGCTCCCTCGTATTGTTCTTCAGGGAGAGATCCGTACTTAAATGTTGGGACCATATATCCCAACTCCCTAGCCTTTTTAGAGAGTTGACTGAACACCTTAATTTGTTGACCCCTCTCAACCAAGAACGACACTGGGACCCAAGTAGCTTTTGCCATTTCTACCAGGTTTAGTAAAATACACATCTTCTTCATTAGTTTGTGGGGGAGGAGTGTATCCTTGATACAGTAGTCGGCGACTTCACCCAACTTTACGGGGTCCCCTTCGTTGAAACGTTTGAACATTTCCTTCGGTGCCATGTCAATTTTTTGATCACCTAGATATAATTTTGAGACATTATTCAGGCTGTAGGAATCCAATTTGTATCCCTTTTTGACTTCATGGAAAAGATCAAAGATGAAGCGTCCAGGCATGGGTAACAGATTGAGAAAATTGTCACCCAAAGCGCTAGAACTTAACTTCTTTTGAACCACGTGGGACTCTGTGTTTTTTAGTTTCCCCAACTGGTAAAAATCCATCCCACATCTGTTCATAGCTGCTCTCTTGTAGATATAATCGAGATCGAAGCCAAATATATTCCACCCAGTCATGATGTCAATATCCTTTTCCTGCACGTAATCCTTGAAAGCCAATAGGAGCTCCCTTTCCGTCTCGTAGCTCGTGACGTTCTCACCAGATGTATTTTTATAGCACAAACAAGTCGTCTCATAAGGTTCATCTGATCCAAATTTACATAACGTAATGGCAATCTGAAAACAGGCATCCCCAATGACATTTGCATCTGGAAATTTACCAGTAGAACTGTTACATTCAATATCAAATGAAGCTACCACAAACGGTGCAATGTCATCACGATTCACCGGTGTTAAATCAGCCCAATCATTACACCACAGATCGATGTTCACGTTTGCCAGGTGGGATCGGACACACTTAGTCCCGGTGTCCAACCACCCAGTGGATTGGATACCAGTCCTATGCATAAGTCTCAGGACAGGGTCTATATTGGATTCATAGACGTGGTATTTACTAAACGCACTATTGTACATGAAAACCGAGTTAACTTTACGTCTAGATTCTAGATTTTTGAAAGTCAGGTGCATGAAGAAAAATTCCTCGTTATTTTGAAACCCCCAGACATCTTTTTGTTTTGTTAGTGAGTAACCAGTCAGGCAATCTTTTTTCATCGAGTTCAACCTGTCATAGAGAATTTCAACGTTACCCTTTTCAGTCCCACGTGGCAACTTTACAAAAAAGTATGGTTTGAACTCAGTCGTCACACAAATAGATTTACCATCCTCTGTCTTTCCAAAAATGCTGATCAAGTGTTCATCATCTGAATCTCTAGCCTCCCAAGTAAGGGCTTGAAATACTACCATATATGTTAAAATATACCCAAAATTTTAATATCATTTATTAGTAAAATGTCTGCCGCTTTAATAGAACTTGTTTCTGTAGGTGCCCAGGATGTCTACATTACTGGTCAACCTGAAGTAAGTTTTTTTCGTCAAAACTATAAACGTTATACCAACTTTGCTATGAAGCCAGAGCGCATGGATTACATCGGCACGTTTGGTTCCGGTAACGAAGTGATCATTCCCGTTCGTTCCAAAGGTGATCTACTCAGTTATGTGTGGATCGAAGCCGATAACATCGCTTCTACACAAAATAATGATAATGGGTTTTTCAAAAGGACCGCCACCGACCTCACAGAATTTTCCCTGTGGATCGGGGGGCAGATGGTCACCACCATGGATTCCTTATTCATCCAGGGTGTTCACAATCCCCTCATGAGGGATTCTGCCTCTAAAGCCTCCTTTTGTGTAAGTCTCAACCACAGGAAGGAGAACCACGGGGGTAATTACTACATGTTGCCATTCTTCTTCGGTGAAGACTGGACCAAGGCCCTTCCCCTCCTTGCGCTCCAGTATCATGATGTCGAGATCCGTGTCAAGTGTCGAGATGGTTTTACCCCCTCTTCAACACCCAAGGTGTTTGGTAACTACATTTACGTAGACACAGATGAGAGAAAGTTCTTCACCGACAACGAGCACGAACTGCTTATTACCCAGGTGCAAAACCAGAGATTGGGTAGAACCGATAAGGATATTGATATCAGCTACTTCAATCACCCCGTAAAGTCCATCCACGTCGTTTCAGGTAACGCCAAGAATGCTGCGTGGAACCATGCCACTGACGGTTTCAAATTCGGAACTTCGTCTCTCTACATCAACGGTGTCGCCTTATTCGAGAACACTTCTGACGTGTATCACCACGACGTCGTTTCCGAGATGCACACCACGGATATTCCCGATAACATCCTCGACGATCTCGCCACATTCTCTTGGCCGTTCTGCGTGACTATGAGCAAGATGCAACCCACAGGGTCACTAAACTTCAGTCGTATCGATAACGCGAAGATGACCTTCAGTAATCCCCAAAACGGTAACGATCATCATCGTGTATATGCAGTTAACTATAATATCCTCCGTATCAAGGACGGGATGGCAGGCGTCGCATTCGGTAATTAATTTTCATTCACCCTTCTTCTATGTAAACCATTCTTGACAAAGTTGTTTCAAACTTTCTGAAGAATTTGTCCACAAAATAGGCTATACCCTTTCCAAATAAAAAACATCTCCGTTGTCACCCAGCTTTATATTATTTCCATCTTGTTGAATAAAACGGTTGTTTATTTCATGCATTATTTTAAAACCACCATCACTTTGCTTCACGAAATTCCATTTCGCATAACTTTTATTGCTTACATCCTTCAAGGGACTCCCGCAAACGAGCTGCCATGTACAAACCGCTTTAACTACAGCTGGTGAATAATTAGGTTGATTAGGCGTGTCACCTTGGATAACGACACTGTCCAAAGGTCCGTCTAATGTAAAATATTTTTTTACTACTACCCATCCATTGGGGTATTTACGGTGTGTCCATTGGGTGTTTGTGACCCCGGTAACAAATCCGAGATACGCATTGTAAATTTCGGATCCTGTGCCCAAATAGATACCATCTTTATTTTTTATATACAATTTGTCATTATCGAAACTATCGAACACCGGAGGACATTCCTTAATGTTGCAGGCTTGACTTTGGGTTGTACCTTCCTTCGCACACGTACCACCGTTTTGAGCAGCGCTTGTTACCTTCCAAGTCTTAGTCTGTGTACCTGGACCACACGTCTTACTACAGGTACCCCATGGATTACTCCAGTTACCGACACAATTCACAGGACATGCCTGGGTGTTGCAGTTTATTTCCCTTGTCAGATCACCACACGCGGTTCCACTGTTTTGAGCAGCAGTTGTTGTAGTTCTTCTCTGTGACTGTTTTCCAGTACCACACGTCTTACTACACACACCACTATTTGTCCAAGCAGTCTGTACACAATCCACGGCACAGAAAATATCCCGTGTCTCCCCTCCACACGCGGTTCCACTGTTTCGAGCAGCAGTTGTTGTAGTTCTTGTCTGTGACTGTTTTCCAGTACTACTATTACACACACCACTATTTGTCCAAGCAGTCTGTACACAATCCACGGCACAGTTTATTTCCCTTGTCAGATCACCACACGCGGTTCCACTGTTTCGAGCAGCAGTTGTTGTAGTTCTTGTCTGTGACTGTTTTCCAGTACTACTATTACACACACCACTATTTGTCCAAGCAGTCTGTACACAATTCACATCACAGTCTATATCCCGTGTCTCACTTCCACACACGGTTCCACTGTTTTGAGCAGCAGTTGTTGTAGTTCTTGTCTGTGACTGTTTTCCAGTACTACTATTACACACACCACTATTTGTCCAAGCAGTCTGTACACAATCCACTCGACAGTTTATAAACTGTGACACAATATCACACGGTTTTCCACCATGTAGGGGTTCAGTTGTAGGTGATCGGATTTGTTGCTTTTGTCCTGGTCTATTCGGGTCTTGATTACACGAGTTTGCAACATCTTGCCAATCACTCAGTACACAATTTACGGCGGGACACGTTTGCTCCTCTATCAAAGGTCCACACTCTGTTCCACCGTTTAGAGCAGAGGTTGTTGGAGTTCTTGTCCGTTTCTTGACATAATCACCGGTTTCGTTATTATATTCACAATCACTCCACCCACTCCAATCACCCAGTACACAATTAACCGCTTCATTAGCTGTACATTCCTTAATTTTGCAGGCTTGACTTTTGGTTGTACCTTCCTTCGCACACGTACCACCGTTTTGAGCAGCGCTTGTTACCTTCCAATCCATAGTCTGTGTACCTGTACCACAATCCTCACTACAGGCACTCCAGGTCCCACTCCAATCACCCACACAATTAACCGCTTCTAGGGATTCATCGGGCATTTCCCGACTACGTTTTTCATTCTCTTCCTGAACGAGAGTGTCTAATTCGATTTCTTGTGAATTTCCTTTTTTACCATACATCATGTCCCAGATAATGTCGAGTGCAGACTTTCCACTGTCACTCATTTCGAGAGCCCCATATACAACTATCATTGTAAATACCATCAAGGCAACAGGCACTGCCACTCTCACTGGGGATGTCATAATATATCGTAAGATTTTTTATAATCGAATTAGGATTTCCACCGCCTCGAAAACCTCCACAAGTTCTGCCAAGTCCCTGAGAGCGTCGACTTTTGGGAACACCTCACAGATCCAGTGTTTTTGGTGCTCCTCGATGTGTTTTTGGCTCTTCGTGTGGTAGTAGCAGAAGATGATCTTGGCACCACCGTTTTGATCAACATCGTAGTCGTGGTGGATTAGATTTTTCACCAGTTCACCGACGTATATGGCGCGATCCTCGAGAGTAGCATCGGAGACGTCACACTTGTCTGGGTTGACACGAATCGTAATCACTG